TAAGAGCGTATGTGATTGAAGCCTATAGAGTAGGGCAGGAGAACTGCCGTCAACAGGTTGTAATATACGGAGATAGAGAAACACTATACCCAGCAGAAGGAGTAGGAAGTAATCAAGCAATTTCAGCTCAGTATATTACTAAGAATATATTAGTGAATTGGAATTATGATTCTGGCTTTAGCCCCACTGTTACATTTCCTACCCCAAGTCCTGACCCGGCATTTGGACCTTGGATAACGACAACAATAAGAAGATGGGGAGATATGGCAATAGGAACACCTCCATAATAATTTAAGTAAGATGACACAAGAAGAATTTTTTGCATATACACAACTACACCCTGACCGGGTAAACATATGGTACGGTACAGGTGGTCCTCCGTATACACTAAAAGCAATAACTATCCCGGTTCTGGATGCTAACAATCCTCCTCAAGACCGTTCTAGCTTTTTAGCAAGTGTACAGGAAATAACAGTACCATTATCTACAGGAGACAGAATTACACTAAATGTAACATCTGCAACACAAGCACAATCACCAGGAACACCTGTAATGCCTGTAACAAGATATTACTACTTTAATATACAACCGGTAACATTGCCCAATATAGGAAATACAGGAATAGCAGCAGGTGCTTTAGTATTTTCCCCTTCCTTAGACACATTTGAGTTTGCAGACAGTCCTTATAATGTACTAGAGGGATCATTAGAAGCAAGTAGACCATCTAGTTACATAATGCAAGCTGATAGATATAAAGTTGGAACTTTAGCAAACCCTGCATATACAGGTCCTTTAAATATAGCAGAACTACTCTCAGGATCTGCACCTAAAGCAGAAGTACAGGATAGTAACTATACATCTACAGGATGGATAAATGGTAGGTATGAAGGAAGTAAAACAGATAGAATAGATTACCTATCAGAACCAGCACTATCAGGAAAATTCTTTGAAGGCTCGGAATTTCCTTCTGGTTCAACAACAGGACAGATAAACTATTTAATCTCCAGCAGTCAAGTATTTTATAGAGAATACTTCTTTGCAGGAGTAGGAGATACCCCAGGATTAGTAGCAATTGATAGTAAGTTTAAAGTAAACAACAATTATGGTGAAAATACGACAGCACTTGTTATATCGGAAGAAATACCTGGAACTACTACAACACCAATACAAGCTGGGGACCTTATCAAAATCAAAAGAGTAGGAGGTAGTACAGAAATAATGAGAGTGGATTCAGTAGGAATATCCTCAACCACACCAGTACAGTATTTACTAATAGTAACAAGAGGGTATTTCGGACAACGTGAAGGAATGATTGCTGGTGAGCCTATACAGAAAGTGAGTAAAGTACAGATATACAACGTAACAGGAAATAGATTAGCAGGAGTACCGAAAGGGAAAGTACTTATAAAAGAGACCGGAGCTATTGTAACACTAGATTCACTAGGGTTTATTCTCTCTTCTACTGGAGGTACATCATAAATTAAATTAAATTAAAACATATTTATTAATAAACACATAGAAAAATGGGATACTTAAGTAATCAAATTGTAACAGTTGATGCAATTCTTACAAAAAAAGGGAGAGAGCTTCTTGCAAAAGGGGATGGATCTTTCAAAATTACACAATTTGCTTTAGCAGATGATGAGATAGATTATACTCTATATAATCCAAATCATCCGAATGGATCTGCTTATTACGGAGAAGCTATAGAAGCAATGCCACTTATGGAAGCATTTCCAGACGAAACTCAAATCATGAAATACAAGCTTACAACTCTTCCAAGAGGAACTGCTAAGCTACCAATTTTAGATTTAGGATTCGCAGCTATTAGATTAAAACAAGGAGCATCGCTTGCTATTACTCCTCAAACATTAAATTACTTAGGATCTACTAATGCTTTTGAAGCAGGTGGATATGTAGCAACTATAGCAGATGCTAGAGTATTAAGTAACTTTAATGGAGTAGGTATTAATACACAAGAAGCAATAGCACTAAACTCTACAACTACTCTAGGAACAAATGTATCTAAAACAGTAATTGGAACTTCAATTAACTTATCTGCTACAACAGTTAACACATTATTTGGAGGTAACACAACACTACAGACAACAATCACAGTAATTGGAAGAGATTCAGGAGCTAGACTTACAATCCCAGTGACTATTATTCAAGTAACACAATAAAAAAAGAACCATGTCATTTAAAAGATTAGACCCACAAGATGTAACAATATCAGCAGAATCAGTTGTAGCACCAGCATGGTCCTCACAAGTAACGACTCTGACAAATTTCTTTACCTCTTCAAATCAACCAGGTTCTCCAATAGGACGATATTATTATGATATCTATCAAGTAAGCCCAAACGATTCAGGAGGAACACCAGCAGCTACGGCATCAGTACAGTTCTCTATTGCTTATGGAAACTTTTTAGGAAGTGGATCAAGTGCAATATCAGTAGTTACAGGATCAAGTCCTTCTGCTATTACCTACGGACAGTATAGAACACTTGTAAATGGAGATGAAAATACTAATTTTACTTTCGGAACTACCGTACCAAAATCGGTATTTGTAATAGCAGTTAATAGAAATAAGTATAAAGAAAAATTACTGCCAGGAAGTTTTAACTTAACACTTACCTCAGGAAGTAATACACTGAGATTGACAGATAACAGCGGTACCTCAACTACAGTATCTTATGTAGATTCAGGAAGAGTATATGACGTAGTAAGTGGTTCAGATGGAATACCGTATACAGGGTTAACAACTACAGGATTTACACCTAATTCAGGTTCCTACGGTAAATTTTTACCAGATGTAGGGCTTATTATATTAAATGCAGCAGCATTGAGCGGTTCAGTATCACCAGCAGCTGGAATGTTACTACCTGTTAATGAAGGTTTAAATGCAGATTCAAGAATAAACTTGAATACATTTTATAATGCAATAAAAGCAGGAGGTAATTTTAAACTTCAATCAGAAGAGACAGTATCATCTAACTATGTTTTCGTTAGAGTAAGAAACAGTGAATTTAACTACTCAACAAATCCTTCAGTAATCTCTGGTTCAGGAGAGTTAAGATGGGATGTTATGGTCAATACTCCGCAAGCATACATAACTACAGTTGGAATGTATAATGATAATAACGATCTTTTAGCAGTAGCTAAATTATCAAAACCATTATTAAAAGACTTTACGAAAGAAGCGTTATTAAGAATCAAGCTTGATTACTAGTGAATGAGTGCTTACAAGAAATTAAATAAACAAGATGCATATATAACTACCTATAATGCCCATAAATCGTGGGCATTGTCCGGTAGCCAACTTAGTGTTTATGGAATAACGTTACAGACAGCAGGAAGTGGGTACACATTACAGAACCTACAACAACTGTATTATAGAACTAAAAGCAGTAATGGAACAATTCCCTCACATTCTTTCGAGTTATATGATCAAACAACTTTATTTTTTTCTAGCTCTAGAAGACTAACAACAGGCTCTCAAATATTCTCAATACCAAGACGGGTATATGGCGTAAATATAAAACCAGGTACCTTTAAGGTAACTATACCGCCAACTGAAACAAGATCAATAGGCCCTATAGACATAGGTTTTGTAACACTGGGATATATTCAAGAATTACCTACATTCTATATAGATAATTTTGGAGGATCAGGAACAGTACGGCCTCCTATAGACTGGGATCCTGACCCTATTGATGTAGTCCCTATAGTTCCTAACCAGACTTATGCTTTCCAAGATGATGCAGAAGGTAACTTATACTTATCAGGAAGTAATATAAATCAAAAAGTAGGAGATATAATATACCCTCATGGAATGGCTATTGTAACAGACCAGAGGTATACCAATCTTATAGGACAAGTTTTTAACAACAATAGATCACGAGCAAAAGTTACAATGTCTTTTCAAAACACACAGCCGATATTTACACACAATTATCACTGTAAAATAAGAGAGTCAGAGTATAACTTCACATATAATCCATCAGCATTAAGTAGTTCTTTAAAAACAGTCTACGATAATAATGGAGATTTATACAGTACTTCTTCTATGGTTGGTAATGGGGTATTAAATAATAACACTACAGGTAGTTCATTCCAACCCTACATAACAACAGTAGGTTTATATAACGATGCAAATCAACTGATAGCAGTAGGTAAAATGCCAAGACCATTACCAAAATCTGCTAATACAGAAATGACAATTATAGTAAAAATAGATATTTAAAAATAAAGATATGGCAATTACATTAAGATCGGTAACAGGATCAGCACTTTCATATGAACAGTTAGATACCAATCTCTCTTCATACTTCTACTCAGCCTCCCTATCAGGAAGCACGATACTGTTCTATACAACAGGAAGTACAGGTATAACAGGAGTGCCGGAACCTGCATCAATGTCTATTTCAATTACTACAACTTCTCCTTGGACAACCTTAAGTGGCGGTACGTTATCAAGAAATAGTAATGTTGAAATAACAGGTTCACTTTCTCAAGGAATACTAATAAGCTCAACAGGAACTTACTCACACGCCGAAGGATCAGGATCACTTGCATCAGGAACTTATTCACACGCTGAAGGATCAGGAACAACAGCTTCAGGAATAAGTGCACACGCTGAAGGAAACGGCTCAACAGCACAAGGAAACTATTCACACGCTGAAGGATCAACAACACTTGCATCTGGAATATATACACACGCTGAAGGAGTAGGAACAACAGCAACAGCAACAGGATCTCATGCAGAAGGAGAAAGCACTACAGCTAACAACAATTATGCTCATGCTGAAGGAACTTATACAGTTGCATCAGGAAATGCATCACATGCTGAAGGAGATAACACTACCGCATCAGGGCAATCCGCTCACGCAGAAGGTAAGAATACCTTAGCAACCGGATCTTATTCACATGCTGAAGGAGAAACTACTACAGCCTTAGGATATGCTTCACATGCAGAAGGAGACGTTACTAACGCTACAGGATACGGTTCACATGCAGAAGGATATACTACACAAGCTATAGGAGACTACTCACACGCAGAAGGAGGGTACACAACAGCTTCTGGATCATACTCACATGCAGAAGGACAGAGTACACTGTCTATAGGAAACTATTCACATGCTGAAGGAGAAACTACTACAGCCTTAGGATACGGTTCACATGCAGAAGGAGATACTACACAAGCTATAGGATACGGTTCACACGCTGAAGGAAAGGACACAACAGCACAAGGAAACTATTCACATGCTGAAGGATACACAACAATAGCAAGCGGAGCTTATTCACATGCTGAAGGAAATAATACCATAGCACTAGGAGCTTATCAACACGTACAAGGTCAGTATAATATCTCATCATCAGCACAATCTGCTTTTATTATAGGAAACGGTACAGGAGTAACAAGAAGCAATTTAGTATTTGCATCAGGAAGTACATTCCAAGTAACAGGTTCAGTTATTGCTACTCAAGGATTTACAGGTTCTTTATTTGGTACAGCTTCTTTTTCAATTGCAACAGCAACAAATGCAACATCAGCTTCTTATTCAACAACTTGGAGCGGTATTATAAACGGAGATGTACAGATAACAGGATCTTTATCACAAGGGTATGAAAATGTAGTACCTGCAGGTGCAAGCGGTGGACATGGAGAAGGAAGACAAAATACAGTAACAGGACTATACTCACATGCTGAAGGATTTGGAACACTAGCATCAGGAAATAGTGCCCACAGTGAAGGTAGAGCAACAGAAGCATACGGTACTTTTTCACATGCTGAAGGAGAGAGAACATTGGCAAAAGGAGGCGGAGCACATACAGAAGGGTACTTTACTACAGCTTCAGGAGAATACTCACACGCTGAAGGTAGAGATACGTTAGCAACAGGATCTTACTCACATGCGGAAGGATACTATACTACAGCATCGGGGGATTACTCACATGCAGAAGGATTAAATACAGTAGCATCAGGAAGTTATTCGCATGCTGAAGGAGAAAATTCAATAGCATCAGGACTTAATTCACACGCTGAAGGATATAATACATTTGCACAAGGAAACTATTCACATGCAGAAGGAAATCAAGTATATTCACCAGGACTGTATTCACATGCTGAAGGAGCTTCAACACACGCAGAGGGAGAAAGTTCACATGCTGAAGGAGGTGGTACATACTCACAAGGAGCAGCCTCACATGCTGAAGGGTATTACAGTTTTGCAATAGGAGACTATTCACATGCAGAAGGATATATTACAGTAACTTATGCAGCTAATTCTCACGCAGAAGGGCAAAACAGTTTTACTAGAGGAATAGGATCTCACGCTGAAGGTTTCTATGCAAAAGCAATAGGAGACTATTCACATGCTGAAGGGTATTACACTATTACATCTGGATCGTATTCACATGCAGCAGGTAATCAAACAGTAGCATCAGGATCATTTCAGTCAGTAATAGGACAGTTTAACATATCATCATCTGCTCAATCTGCTTTCATAGTAGGAAACGGAACTTCAAACAGCTCAAGAAGAAACTTAATATTTGCATCAGGTTCTCAAGTACAGATTACTGGTTCATTGATGATAAACAGTATATTACAATTAACACCAACAGGATCATTTCCAGCAACACCAATAGAAGGTATGATAGTATCACAAGGATCACCAGGAGCTAGTAAATTGTACTACTACGATGGAACAATTTGGAATGCATTATTCTAATAAAACAAAATAAAAAATGTGGTTATATAAAAATAAAGAAATTAAAGAACTATCAGATATGCCCGGAGACAACTTCGGGTTTATCTATGAAGTAACACATCTACCAACCGGTAGAAAATACTTAGGAAAGAAACAACTTATTTCTGTTACAAAAAAAGCTTTAGGTAAAAAAGAACTAGCTTTAATAACAGATAAAAGAGCTAGTAAATCTAAAATAGTTAGAAAAGAATCTGATTGGAAAACCTATTACGGGTCTCACTCAGAAATAAAAGGTCTAATAAAAGAAGGAAAACAGTCGGAATTCTCAAGAGAAATTCTTATCTTTACTCCAAATAAAAAGTTACATACATACTATGAGAACAAATTCCTATTTATAAAAGGAGTAATAGAACCAGATTCCAACTATATAAATGATAATATAGAAGGAAGATATTTTAGAAAAGATTTCTTATGATAAAATTACAAGAAGTAGTAGGATTGCCAAACCTGCAATACCACTTAGACAATAAGCTGACACTATCTGAATGTGTCTACCGTTATTCCTCTGATTCGTTTATACAGTTGTTTGCTGAAGCAAGACAAGCTCTAAGAGACGGTAAAATAACTCTTAATGAACAGGATTTACTTCTTATAGAAACAACAGATATTGGAGAGTATGGAATGTATGAAGGACAAAAAGTACCTTTAGATCTTCCAATGATGGATGAAGGGCATTATGATTCAATAGAAGATGAAATTGCTAACAATGAATTCGGAATGGACTACGATCAATTAGGTCCAAATGAAAAGGAATGGGTAGATGATGAAGTAGCAAATCTAAATGAAGGAGAATACAGAGGTAAAGATGTTCCTTTAAACAAACCAAAAAGAGGAGGATCTAAAAAATTCTACGTTTATACTAAAAATAAAAAAGGAAATGTAGTAAAAGTATCTTTTGGAGGTACAACAGGATTGAATGTTAAGATAGATGAACCAGGAGCAAGATCTTCTTTTGCTGCTCGTCATCAATGTGCTACTAAAAAAGATAAAACAAAACCAGGATACTGGGCTTGTAATATCGGAAGATACTGGAAATCACTTGGAGGATCAAGAAATTTTAGCGGGTATTGGTAATATGAGACCTTACAAACAGTTACAGACACAAGAATACATTTATAGAAAATTTACCCAAGACATCCCAGAAGAAGAACTGGTATGGCATAGAGATGAAAACGATAGAGAGGTAGAAATTCTAGAACCAACAGACTGGATGTTTCAATTCGATAATGAATTACCTCAGACTTTACAGGGTAAATTATTCATACCAAAAGAAACATATCATAGGTTGATAAAAGGAACAGGATATTTAAACATAAGAATAAAAGAATACTAATGGTACAGGAAATAGTCGCAGGAATAATAGTGCTGGGCGCTTTTGTAATTCTATTAAATACTCTACTATTTATAATTAAACCTAAGAAAAAATAACATTAACTATAATATTCTAATGGACGGAGGAGATACACCATATTACTGGATAGCAGCAGTGCTTATATTAGGTGTGTATTTAGTTATAGAGGAATATAGAAGAGATAAGCAATGAAAAAATCCGAATTAAGAGAATTAATAAAAGAGCAGGTACGAAAAGTACTTACTGAAGCGGATTCAGAAGAAGCAACACGCTCTGATGTAAAATACATTCCTAAGAGTGATAAATTAGGTCCTGATGACCTTTATAAAGGTAGAACGTATTTTGCAATTTCTATAAATTCACCTGAACCTTCATATGAGGAAGTTACATATAACCGCAGTAATAGTGCAGGAGAATATGACTTTACTTTTGGACCTAATGTAACTGGAGCTCATGGGATGTCACTAAAATATGTTAATCTTCTAGATAAAGTTTGGTCTAATGGAAACTCTAGGTACGACACTGTATTAGTTAAAGATAAGGCAGTTGCGGATAGATGGGTAGAAGGTATTTACAACGGAAATAATATTTAAACAATATGAAAAAATCAGAATTAAAAGAATTAGTACGTGAAATAGTAGGAGGATTCGAACCAGACGGAGAAGGGAATCTTGTACGTCATAATGACAAATTCGATAGTACTAAATTAAATAGTATATTGAAGAAAATTGTGGATAGAGATAGTCAAAAAAGTACTGTTTCTGAAAATTCAATAGACTTTAATGAAAAGGAAATTCAACAACAATTTCCTGATTTAAGTCTTCACTACAACTCTAAAGGAAAGCCTTTTGATAGCGAAGTGGAGATGGGCGAAATTAAATCAATAAGAAAACGAAATTTAACAGATGAGGAGTTTGAAGATATAATTTCATTTTTAGAAGATAGAGGATATACTGTTTTACGTAATAAATCTACTAAAGACCTTGATGATGATGGTGACAGGTGGTACTACCCTTCTATCATATTTACAGCACCTATTGAAGCTTAAAAATAGTGATTAGCATCTACAAAATACTAAAAGAGGTAATCTCACCTTCCCAGGAATATATAGAAAGGGTAAATGATATTATTGACCAAGGAGGAGAGTTTATAGGATCTGGAGATTACGGGTCAGTATACTTGGTAGGAGATGTTGTTAAGAAAGTAACTTCTGATGAAGTGGAAATTGAACACGCTGAGATATTAAAAGGAAAACAAACAGAATATTTTGTTCCTATTATAGATGTAGAAGTTGTTAATCCAAAACTGGCAATAATTACAATGCCAAACATGGAACCTTTTACAGGAGAAATTCCTGAAGAGTTTATAGAAGGATTGGAACAAGAAGCAGAACAGTTAGGAATTGACCCTGAAGAGCTTGATATAAGACCTGATAATTTTATGAAAGATCAATCAGGTAACTTAAAAATGACAGACGTATAATGGCTAGAGGTAATCATAGTTCTCCACAAAGAACAAAGTTCAATAAAAGAAAACAGTCACAACTAAAGACTCTTAATTTAATAAAACAAAACGAACAAATATTAAAAAAAGTACAGAATGGAAAATTTTAATTTAAAAAAATTCTTAGTAGAGAATAAGTTAACATATAACTCTAGATTGCTTGCAGAAGCAGTAGAAGTACCTGAATGGCTAAAAGGTAAATTAGTAGACGTTCACAGTAAACCAGGTCAAGGATCTATCTTTGCAAAACCTATTGATACAGTTATGAAAACTGTACAGCAAGTAGTAGATGGAGCTAAAAATGTAGACCAAGTAGCAAACTCTACAGGAACATTAACAGTATCATCACCAGGTATTGGATACAACTTAGTATTGCCAATGGCTCAAGCCTTAAAACTTCCTGGAGCAAAACAAGGAGAAGTAGAAAAAGTCGAAGGACCAAACAAAGTAAAAGTACCATCTGTAACAACAACAGCTCCATTATCACAATTTGCATCTGATGAACTAACAGTAATTGTTAGACCTAAAAAAGATGAAGCAGGAGCAGTAATTCCAAACGAATATATAGTATTATCAGCATTCCCTGGAGATCCAGATATTCCAAGAGCATCTGAATGGGGAGGTAAATTTGCAGTGATTATCCCAGGAGGGGAGCAGCAACAAGAAGGTGCTACCAACTATATGAATGAAAGTATTTCTTCTCAAGAATTTGAAGAAATAATAGATAGACATGAGGAAGATGCTACTGAAGAGTCTGACGAAGAAGAGGTAATTGCAAGAATCGTTACTCAACGTGCTGAGATGGAAATTCAAGAAAAATACCCAAACATAACAGTTAACTACGTTCCATCGAATAGAGGAAGACTATATACTGCATACGATACAGAGGCAGAAGAGGTAGTGGTGGACTACACTGTGTAAATTAAATATAAAATAAATAAAGAAAGGCTTGCTTATGTGAGCCTTTTTTCGTATCTTAAGATGTCAATCGGTTATGTACATATATGAGTAGTAATATATTATTAGGTTTTATAGAGAATGTTTTAGGTAAATCTCACAAGAGAGCAAGAGAGAACTACGCTTTTACTTGTCCTAAATGTAATCACCATAAACCAAAGCTAGAGGTAAACATGCATACCAATGAAAAAGGAGAGAATCCTTTTGAATGTTGGGTATGTGGCTTTAAAGGGCGTACAATTAAGTCTTTACTTAAACAGTTACAAGTACCTGCCGAACAAGCATATGAAATACTTAAATATGTAAGAAAAGGTGACGAAATAGGTTATGCTCCTACAACTTCTGTAGAACTTCCTAAAGAGTTTCAAGCTCTTTATACAGCATCAACCACATCTATTATAGCAAATAAAGTAAGAAGATACCTTTATAAAAGAGGTTTTACCGATAGAGACTTCTTAAAATACAATATAGGATACTGTACTTCAGGAGAATATGCCGGAAGAGTTATTATTCCTTCCTATAACGAGAATAATCAATTAAATACATTTGTAGGTAGAACCTTCGAAGATGCATACCATAAATATAGAGGTCCAGAAATCTCTAAAGATATAATAGTCTTTGAGAACCTTATTAATTGGACTAAACCCATAATACTTGTAGAGGGGGTATTTGATGCAATAGCAGTAAAAAGAAACGCAGTACCAATACTCGGTAAATCATTATCAAAATCTTTGATAAAAAAAATAGTATCAAGTCAGGTAGAAGATATATACGTAGCCCTAGACAGGGATGCATTTAAAAAAGCACTCTCATATACAGAACAGTTTCTAAATATGGGAAAGAAAGTATATCTAGTAGATATGCAAGATAAAGATCCAAGCGAGATGGGCTTTGCAAGCTTCACTCGATATGTACAACAGGCAGAGGAAATGAACTTCGGTAAACTACTCAGCTACAAACTATCATAATATGATACAAAAAGGAGCAAACGTTCTTTCAGAACACGCTAAAAAGAGGTTAGATTTTAAACCAGAACTGAAACAAATTAACTTCTTAGATAGAAGGGTTTATCAGAGATCAGAAGGAGTATACTATCCTTCGGTTACATCCATTCTTCAATACATGCCTAAGAATAAATTCTTTGAGAACTGGATTAAAGATGTAGGACATAATGCCGATATCATTATGAGAAGAGCCGGGGATGAAGGTACTCAAACTCACAATGCAATCGAAGAGTTGTTAGAAGGAAAAGAAGTTCAATGGATAGATGAATACGGTAATGCCCGTTATAATGAATTAGTATGGGGAATGGTTCTTAAATTTAAAGAATTCTGGGATGTAGCAAAACCTGAATTAGTATTTACAGAAGAATTTACTTACTCAGATACTCATAAGTATGCCGGAACAGCCGATTTAGTTGTTAAGATGAATGGAGAGAATTGGTTAATTGACTTTAAAACGTCTAACAGTCTTCATAAATCATACGACTTACAACTTGCTGCTTATGCTAAATCTATCGAAGAAACAAAAGGTATCAAGATTGATAGAACAGCTATTCTCTGGTTAAAAGCCTCTACAAGAGGTGAAGATAAAAGCGGTAAAAAAATACAAGGTAAAGGATGGGAGCTAAAAGTGATAGATAATATAGAAGAGAACTTTGAATTATTCAAATTGATCTATAGATTATATGAGATTGAGAATCCAACAACAGAGCCTAAGTTTACATCATACCCAACAACTATCAAACTTTAATACTATTTATTTAATATAATCGTTGGATATTTGAAAGAATATTCATATCTTTAGGTAAATATAAAGTATAATGGGAGGAAACGTATTCGATAGTACAGCACCGATAAAAAAAGAGCATATTAAACCAACTCTATTAGAGTTTTTTAAACAGTTCAAACAAATATTTCCAAAAGCAGAACCGTTCTTTAGAGAGATGAAAACTCTAGGATCTGTAGGAAAGAAAGACTATTCAGGGGATATTGACCTAGCATTAGCCGGGTCATCCTTTGAT